TGTGTAGCTCCGAAAAGGCACGAGTTATCTCTGCCGTTAGGTCTGGCATACCCTGTGCTGCACCGTAGGCTTCGCTAGCTAGTTTCGAAAGCTGCGCGTTTCGCTCTGGTTTTCTGAATGTGTTGTACGAGTTGTCGATCGCGTACTGAATCTCTGCACCTTTGCGTTCAAGCTTAGCGAATATTTCACTTATTGCATCAGCTTCCTTGGAGGTACCGTGAAAGCTACCACTGCCGTCTAGACTTCGTAAGCTCAGCGGATATTTTGCATTGAATAGATTTGCTTTAGCTTGAGCTAGCTCATATCTAGCAACAACTGTGTCTATAAAGCCTTCCACACTGTCTGCGCGCAGTTTTGCACGCAATATTTCTTGTTCTAAAGCATGTAACTTGTCGCTGACAACCTTTGCGGTAGCCGAGCTAACAATGTCACCATTACGGTTAGCTTCAATTTCAGACTTGTTCCTTATGAGCAAAAGTTGGTTGATTTTCTCAGCTAAAGCACCTTCTATTGCCAATCTCTCAGATGGAATCGCTTCAGACCATTTAGCTATTGCATCAAGCGGATCATTTATCTCGCTGGATTTCCGCATTCTCTCTATAGCCTTTGAGAGCTTATCCCCCTGTTTTTTCACCTCATTCATCGTATCAGGAAGAATTCCTTCAACAGAGTGACTCTGGAATGCTGCGGCATTTAGTGCGTTGACATATGCGCCGATAGCTTTGTCAACTTCGTTTTTCTGTCTGTCTGTGAAAACACCGCCGGACAATTCTGTATAGTCTACTGAAGTAGGATCAAAGGTACCTAGAGATCTAGCCACCGCTAGATTATTTTCACTAAAGCGTCTTGTTATCGCTAAACCTTCGTCTGGAGTCTTGCCGTCATTTCCCGTCCAAAATCTTTGAATACGTATTAGCGTATTCTCGAATTTCTCTGAAAGACTGTTACCACGCTCAAAGAACGCCCAGATTCCAGCGGATAGAAGAGCAACCCCTGCTACTATCAGGGTCGGAATACTCAAAAATGCACTCCCGATGGCTGCAATCGTTGTAGCAAGAAAGCCCATAATAGAGGCGCCAGCTGGCGCACTTCCTGCGACTACTAATGCGCCACCTGTAGCTGCTGTGGCGGCTGTATTGACCGCAGCAGTAACACCAGCTCTTATGAAAAATGATCTTATCCAAGTAAGCACGGGCGCAAACGCTTTAGAGGCAAGGTATATTGACATGCCGATTTCCATCAGGTTATCTGATATGAAAGTACCGGCTTTTTCAATACTGCCTTTTAGTTTGCCCCATAGCGAACTAGGCGTCACTTCGGCACTTTTTAGTGCCTCTGGATTGTTTGAGTTCATGTTAGCGAAACTCGGCACTTCGTTGCTCGGATTTTCAGCTACAGTGGCAGCCTTAGATTGGCTCGAATAGAAAATTCCAGCAGCGACTATGGTAGCCACTGCGCCCCATTTGCTGAAAAGAAACTTACCAGCGGCAGAAGCAGCGAATGCTGCAAACAGAACCTGAATTTTCTGAATAGCAGCTCCAACAATTCCTAATTGTGAGGCTATCACTGTTCCAAAGGTCATTCGATTGAAAAGACTAGTGACCGTGTTACGTAACATCCAGAAACCGACTACGAGTCCGTCAATCATAACCCGAAAAGCAAAACCGAAACCCCTAAAGAGTCTCGTAAGATCTATTGCAGATAACCAGGCAAGTGCCGCCGACGTGTTCTTTACGAAATTTGAAACACTTGCGACGATATTTCCAAAGAACCGTCCAATACTTGCTGGACCACCCCCGCCCATTATAGCTGCGACTAACAAACCACCCGCCGCTATCGCTTTCGCGACATTGGAGTTACCGAATATCGAATCTAGACCGTTATTGAGCAGTAACAATAAGCCTAGGATCATAGTTGCGCGTACCCCGAATAAAGCGCGCGTGAGGATGCCATTCTTGTCTACACTGCCGAAAATGAATAGCCTACCAATAGCGTTGACAACATCCCTAGAAGCAAACTTAACAAGTCCCAACGCATGGATGATATCTATAAATCGTCTACCAATTAGCATGACGCCGATTAATCCAATAGGGTTACCAATTCCTGGAATACTCAAGATCGCGTTTAAAATGCCACCAATATGAAGCGGAAGACTCGATACGAACCCCTTGAAGAATCCTATAATAACTTCTAGAGCAAAGTTAAGAATATCCGGTATTTTTGTTACAAGTCTCCATAACTCTCTTCCCAAGACCTCACCAAGGTTACTTGCGATCTCACCCAATATGCTAACGCCTGTTATCTGCGACATGAACTTGTCCGATAACACGGCGAATGCGACCCCGAATGCTAATAATGCCTTAGCAGTTATTAAATTCGCTAACGCCGAACTAGGGAAAAGTGAAGCAACCCCAATTAATAAAGCGCCAACACCGATGTTCTGGATTATATGTGGAAAGGCTTCTTTTAGCTTAATAATACCTTCTGCAAAGCTATCTCTTAATCTTACGCCAAGATCGACGAAGTCAATATTTTGAATTTTTACTTTAAGATTATTAAGACTAACAATAGCGCTATCTAATACTAGCTTGAAAGCGTCATGTACCGGGCGATCAGCAAAGGTATCTCTGAGACTATTTATAACATTTCTAGAAAATCTCTCGATGCCGTTAGCACAATTATCCCAAAGCGAGTTTGATGTGCTAATCACGGAATCTATCGTATCTGTCCACCAAGAATGACCAATCACGGCATCCCAAATATTCTTAAACGAGTCTATCACCTTTGCAGCGAATATTTGAACATTTTGTAACGCACTGTCCAAAAACTTGCGTGAAGAGTCCATCACGTCTTCAAATACATTATTTGAAGAAAAGCTTTTTGCTAACTCTACGAGATTCTTAGACGCTGTTGCAAGCGCCTGCGCAAAACCAGTCAATACCGCAACTATATACTTAAAGGCGATAGACATTAAGTACACGACATTTACAAAAATTCGACTAAGCGAAATAAATAACTGACCGAGCGGAGACAGCTGGCCACCAAATGAGCTAGCCCACTTTACCCCATCACGGAAACCAGTGCTTATTTCTTTTAGTGAGTCTATGAACGGTTCAAAATATCCGAACCTAATCGTCAAGGGTCTGTCTAAGATACCTATGTAAGTACCTACATCCTGAAAGAAATATTTTACTTGCCTAGGAACAGCCATCAATCTGTTCAGTATGAAATTTGTATTCGAATCGACACCAGCAGCTAACTTATTAAGGCCTTGTGTAAACTCTACCAGGGAACGTGCATCGAATAGCTCGCGCATCGCTTTTGGTACTTTGAAGTCGACGAGCCCAAATAACGTTTTAAACCAAACAACGGTATCTCTACCATAAATCGCAATCTGTCTGAAGGGTTCACTAAGGGCAGCGGTCAAGGACATTCTAATCGCATACGAGAGATTTAGTATATCTTTGAAAAAAGTCCTAGTGCTCGATATTTGAGGCAATGCTTGCAGCATACTGTTTGTTACTGATGCAAACACATTAATAACAGCGGATCCAAAAGACTTTATTTCAGAAAATTTAACACGTATAATACTGGTTACATACGCGACATCCGCTTGGATTGTATCTGCACGTAAATATATTTTTTCAGCAATAGCCAACATTATATTGCTGAGGCCACCACCGCCAAGACCTTTCATCGCTTCTGACGCAAACAAGCTAGTGGCTGTTCTTATATCTGTTATTCTATTCGCCATTGTTGCTGTCGACCGCGCAAACTCGTTATTCAATGTTTCTGCTTGTGATAGCAGCGAGTTAAAAACGGTTTCAGAAGTCAATTCTCCAGCCGCTCCAAGCTTTCTGAGTTGGCCTACGCCAATTCCAATACCGTCAGCTAAGGCTTGTGCTAATCTTGGAGCCTGTTCCAGGACAGAGTTAAGTTCCTCACCACGAAGAACGCCCGACGAGAGACCCTGCCCTAGCTGAATCACAGCGGCATTTGCAGAGTCCGCGTTGGCACCTGATAGCTGAATCGCCTGTGCCGTTAGCCGTGTAACGTCTAAGACCTCGCTTGCACTAGCACCAAGAGCTTCAGCAGCTTTTGCATATCGTGTATACATTTCCGCAGTAGACGATACCACGGTATGTGTTTCCATTGACAAGTCTAAAACAGCTTTTTGCGCTGCAGCAACTTCATATGCTGTATACGCTACTGTCTTTAATCTGTTTTCTAGATTAATTGCATTGTCCGATGCTGCCTTTAACGATGCAGCAATACCAGTAAGCCCTATTGTTAACGCTATATTCTTAAATGCATTCCCCAACGTGCTAGATAAGCTTTCTGCGGATGCTTTTATTTGCTTAACCGATTTATTTATTTCTTCTAATCTACGATCCGCCTGCTGTGTATCGGCATTAACTTTAAAAGTTACACCTGACATTTAATACTCCTATTTTTAGGCCGCTACTACAATTAAGCAGTAAGCGGCCTGTATTAAACATTTAATACAATTGTACCGTTTGGTACTAATGAAGGATCTTTCAATATAGCTGTCTCAATAAAATGCGACGGTGCCTGTCTAGAGGACCCTCTATTCAAATCATCCATATAACTACAATCGGAGGAAACGACTCCATTTTGTATTTTCCAACTATCTCTCGCGTAACCTGTCTTAACAGGAGTGTCACTCTTTACACGAGACATGGCTTCTTTTCGTTTTTTCAACTCTTGCTGTTTGACAAACGTTTGAAAATCTTTACTAAGCATTTTTAGCTCCGAATAAAGAATCACCACCGATAGCGCCTTTCATAAAGTTAAGCATCATAGAACCTTCTAACGGTACCTTTGTGCTAAGTTCTTGATTGGCGTTCTTTATTATCGCGAATGAATTAAACACAGACTCCGGCGCCCCTTTGAAGCCTTGCACTTGTAATAACTTTAAAGTTCTATCGTCTTCTCTCCAACCAATAGGTTGAAGCCGTAGATACTGTTGCCACAGCAAAAATTCATCGTATGGCATAGCATAGACTTCATAAGCAAATTTACCAAGTGCGATAGCTAGCTCAAAGACAGGGATGTCTTCGTCTTTTATTTTGACTTTTTTGCGTCTTCACCAATACCTGAGAATTGCATGATCTCATTGGACAACTTTGAGAGTTCGTCCATTGGGAAATTTTCGAAATCTTCATCAGTCAAGGCATCAGCACCCTCAGCAGATGCTTTGATAATTGTTTTCAAAATATCGAAACCTTTTGCCTCATCGTTCTCAGCAGTCTTAGCGGCTTCTTGGACACCCATGATCTGTGCAACGCTAAGTTTAGAGATCTTAACTTCTTCACCCATAAATTTGGTGACTTTCGTCATCTTCTTGCCGATTAATTTTTCGAAACCCATTTTATTGTCCTTTAATACAAATTTAGTTACCATTTTGGAATCTAATCACCATATTTGAAATCTTCTACACGCTTGCGTAGCGCATGTAGCGTTGCAAGTGTCTTAAAGATTTCTTGAGATTTTTCTTGATTTCCGTCAAATTCTTTTATCCGTTCGAATGTTTTCTCTATACTTAAATCTATAATCTTGAATGCATGCTTCAATGTCAGATTTACTACGTAATCGAGATCGAACGGCTTATTGTTTGATACGTTATTCATCTTAGCCTTAAATAAAAAGGGGCGTCTGTTCGTTCGTTTAATACTGAGCTATTGCAAGTACCCCGTATAATATAATTAGCTCGTGAAAGCGCCGAAGAAGCTGGACTGAATTGACAGCGTCAACTTAGCGATAGTCGCATCTGTAAGCGACGGAGTAACCAGCAGTGCTTCCATCT